TACCCGCACCGTCAGTAACGACCATTATCTTTGAGCCGTTAGCCACATTCACCGTAGCGCCAGAACCCTGCTTAATAGTAATAATCTGACTGCCAGTAGTAGCGTTTTCGATTATCCATACTTTAGATATAGTGTTTGGGCCAAGTGTTACCTCGCGTGTAGCTGTAAGAGAAGCCGCCGAGGTAATTTTAAGGTATAGCGAACGAACCCCATCCGCCGTAGCGTCAGGCATAGTAAAAGTTTCGTTAGCATCAGCAGCCATCTGCTTAGTGCCTAAACTAAAACTATCAGCAATTAAATCAAGGTTTGTATTGGTACTAGTACCCCAAGTGCCGCTTTCGTCGCCTGTGGCAATTTCTTTTAATCTTAGATTGTTTACATAAGTAGCCATCTATATCTCCAGTGACTATAGCGAAACATCGCCAGCCGCAGCCGGGATGCTAGTTGCATAAATCGTTGTGTTTTGTCTTAGCGACAAAGTCGCCTCGCAATTTGAACAAGTGTCTGCTGCAAGCTCTGACTCATCTAAATCATAACCACAAGCAGAGCAAACTATTTCTATTTCGTGCTTGGGATCTACTACACCATCAATTGTTTTTGCTTCATTAACTGTCTTCATGCTGCGATCTCCGTCCAAATGGTTCCGGGGTTAGCCGCGATCTCCGTCCAAATGGTTCCGGGGTTAGGCACTATTCTACCCCATACTAAAACATGCCCAACCTGACCAATAGCCTGAACTCCAGTCACATTAATGGTTGCCGCCCCATTTGCAGAAACAGAACCTAAAGCTGTAGTGCCTTGAACTCCAGTAACATTGACAAGTAACTTGAGTTCTACGGTAGCTGTTCCTAAAGCTGTTGTTCCAACAACTCCTGTGACACTGGCATCTACATCAATTTTTGCTGTAGCACTGCCAAGACTCGTTGTGCCTACAACCCCTGTCGGCTCTACTATTACAGAGCCTAAAACCCCAGCAGAGCCAAGACTAGTTGTTCCCACAACACCTGTCACAGATACATTTGCGTCTGCGGTGGCAGACGCTGTTCCTATCTCACCTGTACAAGCATTACCGAGAGCGTCAATAGCACCATCGGCTTCGGCTACGACATTGCCTAGAGCTGATGTTCCAACAACTCCAGTAACAAATGTTGAGTCACCAAGCTGAAGACTAACAGTTCCAAGCTGAGTGATTGCCTCAAAAGATAAGCTTCCATCGCCCCAAGGCTGCTCACCCCAACCGACACTACCCCACCCATCAAGGAATATGGTTGCATCAAAAACGGGGTAGTTCGCAATGCCAGTTGCGGATACGCCTGTGACATTAACGGTTGTCGCTATTACAGCTCCAGCAGTGCCTAGCGCAGACGATCCAGACACCCCTGTTACCGACACAGTAGCGCCAGCAATAACAGTAGCGGTTCCTAGCTGAGTAGTACCTATGGGTAAAGACGGACTATTAGTACCCCACTCGCTGGCACTCCAGTCACCATAACCCCACCCGCCTAGCGGTACAGTTACATCAGCCATTTGACACCTATTAAGCTATACGAATAATTGCGTTACTAGCATCAGCGGTAGGAAACACAATAGTAAAATCGCCAGCAGTTGATGTCTTATCGCCACCAAAATCTAAGATAGCAACAGCAGGATCTCCAGACTGAGTTTCATTAAAGATCATAGCGCCACGAGCTGTAATGGTAGCTGTAGAAAACGTCAAATTATTAAAGTCAGTAAAGGCTGTAGTTCCAGAACTAGTAGGTGCGACTGCCGTTAACGCCGCTCCTTTAGCTGTATAACCTGTTCCAGACACTTCGTTAGACGTAGTGTATGCGGTGGTTGCTGCGCCTAGCGTTGCAGCGTTTGTATACAGGGCAAGATTAAATGTATCCGCCGTTGTACCACCACGAGCAACTGTTGTTCCAAATGCGTGTATGCCGTTAAGAAGCTCCGTTTTGAAGCTTGTACACATTGCTTGACTAATAGCCATAAGGGGCTTCTCCTATAGTTTACTTATAATGCCAGCCAATTCAGCGTGGCCTTGTTGGTTCAGCTTGGCGCTGAGAGTTGTTCTGTCAGACCTAATAGCTTCCTTCATGTAAAAAACAAAAAGATTTTTTACGCTTTCTCTGAATGCAAAAGCTTGGGCTTTTAGTAATGGGTCTGCTGTATCGCTAACAGCAATAAACTTTTCCATAGCTCTTTCAGACAACTCTTCGGGAGTCCAGCCTCGATGAGAAGTTGTATGAACTTCAAACTTCATACCTGAACTTGTCTCACCCTCTACTCCACGCATTAGCCTCTCCTAACAAAGACAGCGCCACTTCTGTAGTTGTCTGTTGTATTGTAACCTTCGCCAAGTATTTTAAGCTGGGCAAGAGATTCATCAAACTTTGATTGATACAAAGACATCAGATCTGGATCTCCCTTAAGATAAGTATATGCCTCTATAAGAGATCCATACAGCAGCGAATTCTCAGCATTTGTTCCTAGCCAACTTGTTCCACTGGGATCTACTGATATAGACGAAGGCTTATACAAGTAATGAAGCTCGACAAAATAATTTGAGTTTGGCGTAGGGCCAAGTATAAAATTAGAATCATCGAATATTCCGTAATATTTAGGAACGCCAGTAACAGTAACGTCTGGTGAAACTTCTCTAATAAAGTTGGTATCTTTAAAAAGAAGGTATTCATATCCTGAGTTATCAATTGCCATTGAATACTGAGATAAAAAATCAGATGGCATTGCTAAATATTGATTACCGTTACTTACGTTTGCAGTGACGTTCTTCTTGAAATCTGGGAGTTGAACAGTTCTAAGTATTCTTTCTTCTGCCTGAGTAATAAACGTAGGAAGATTGCTGACAAAGCTAGACTCAGTGGTTTGCAAGTAATCTTGTATAGCCGTCTTTAATGTCGTATATGTCCAAGCCATCAGCTTATCTCTACCCTAACAGTGCCAACCTGCCCGAACATATCTAGTCCGACAAGACCAACAGGGTTCCAAGAGAACAACCTTCTACTAGCCGCCAAGCCTCTATCAGGTCTTGGATCTCTTAGAGCTTGAGGGTCATTCATTCTTATTCTACCTAATTGTAATTGAGGCTGATCTTTGTCAAGAACATCACGACCAACCAGCATACCATTAGGTCTACCATCCTCTATCTGAGGAACTAAATCTCTGAGGTTGTATCTGAAGCCTGTGCGGTCACACATCCCAAAGGCTCGTTTGCCATTAGCATAACTACTCATAAGTATTGATAGCCTCCCGGCACAACATATAAGGCAGCTTTCTCTCTATCTGCGTCAGAACAATACTCCCATTGCTCATCATAAACTTGCTTAAGCAACGGCGCTCTTTCAGATACCTCTGGCCTTTTTACACTGATTTGATATGCCAAACCCGCAACAAGGCAGGGCAACCACCTTGACGGGACATCCATATTGTTAGAAGAAGGCTTGCCAGAATCTTGCACTCTCTCCATATAGTAATAACATAACGTATATGTTTCGGCAGTATCAGGCACAGGCCAAAGATTAATTGCTATCTGTGAAGGATCTTTCTCAATCCAAAACTGCAAAGGTCTAGCTTCAGTTAACTTATTTGTTAGATGAGAATACTGGCTTACAGATATTCTCTGCATCATAAGATCAGATTGGCTAGAAGTATTGCCAGAATCTGTCCTTATAAACGCCTCAATAATATCTAATTCTTTTGAAGGCAACGCATAACGTCCTGTCCCCGGAGTTAGCGTAATAGTAGCAAACTGCACCGTCCAGAGGTTTAACCCTCTGTTCTGCCACTCAAGCATTAAAAGATCTAAACTTCTTCTAGCGGTTCTGTAGTCATAGCCGCTCCTAAGCTCTACCCCAGCCCTCTCATAGGACTCTTCTATGATGTCACCTATATCTAGATTGAAAGAGTATGATCCGCTAGTAGCCATTATCTGATTACGCCTCTGGTTAATCCACGGACAGCTCTGCCGTCACGGTTAATAATCCTACCACCATCGAATTTCTTCTCAACAGAATCAGATTCAGACATAGCGATAGCAACCGCTTGATCACGACTGGTTACTTTTTGACCAGAGCCACTCTTAAGATCTCCAGCTTTGTACTCGGACATAACCTTTTTAATCTTTTGAGCAGGTGATTCCATAATCTCTTTACCCATCTGTGATCTACTGAGCATTACACATACTTCTTCTTCTGAGACTTAGGGGGACTTTTCTTGCTGCCCTCAGAACCAGACCAAAATAATTTGTTTGCCCAGTACGCAGCACTGCTTGGGCCTTTAGCTATGTTCTTTCCGTGCCTGCTTTTAAATGCTTTTCTTGCCTCAGAAGAATAGTTATGCCCCATCTTCTGGTCACCAAACCTTATAATCTTTATTTTATCATCAACTCTAGTAGCGACGATTCCTTTCTTGGTAGGATGGCTTGGTGTCTTCTTGGGCTTATTAAGACCTTCAAGCTTATACCTTTTAAGTTTTTCTTTTTCGGACTTAGAAAGACTCATTTTTTCTTCCTACTTACAGGCTTAACTCTTCTAGGTTTGCCAGCAGGCTGACCAAGCTTCTTCTTCTCAGCCACTTTCTTTTTCTTTTCTGCGGCGCTCATTTCTCCTGATGTCTTAGGGGTCTTGCTAGAGACTTTCTTTGTTGGGCGACAATAAGGAGTACCTCTCTTATCGCCTTTCTTTCTGCCACACGCCTTCCCGGTTTTGACATCCTTCCAGTCTTCTTTGAACCAACGCTTTAACGCTGCGCCTTTTTCGGTTTTACGAACTGCCATTGGATTTGTTACCCCAATTAGCAGCACCAACCTTACGGCACTTAGCTATAGCACCAGAAGCATAAGCAGAGGGAAACACCTTGTATCTTGCCTTAACCTTTCGGTAGCAAGCATCCTTGGTGCTTCCGCCATCTTTAAACTTGGCTACTGTTCCACCGCCGTAATACCTTCTCATGTTATGTGTAAGTCTTATTTACAGTCATTACTATTGAGTAAGCATCTCCTGAAGCAGCGCCAGTGGTTGTAAAGACTATATTCCCAGTCTTACCGCCCGCAGAGTTATTTGGTATGCCGCTAAAATCTCTGTAATCTAAATCGTCAGAATAATTTTCAGGAAGATAGGCAATTAAAGTATTTGCCGTTGCCTCAAATTCTATTTTGACATCCATCTTATAAGTGACGAACTGTATTCTAGATACAACAACTCCGCTACACGCTTTCCCGGTTAGGGGATCTGCACCAAGAGAGGACGCATTAACCTTAACAACACCCGTCTCACCACTACCATCACTTACATTTGTAAACTTCAGGATGGCAACTCTAGCGCCATCCTGAATAGTTTGAGAGGTAACTAAATCAGCCATATATTACTCCTTAAAATTAAGTAATTTTTAATAACCCAATTTAGGAGAGATTACTGTTTTGTTGATACAGGACAGTCGCTCTAATTTCACCACCACTAGTGGCTCCGGTAGTAGTCCAAGTCAGTTTCTTATCCGCAGTTCCAGT